TTTTATATTCGGTAGCAGTAACACCTGCACTGATTGAGAGTTCATCTACACCACCTAAAGCTGTTCTAATCTCTTCTCGAAATTGTCTCACAAATGCGTTCTGGTCACCAGAGATTGCATCAGGAACGATGTAACCAACACGATCATTAGGTTCTAAGTTTGCAATAACTCGTGGCACTCGAATGCTGCCATCAATACTGCTACGTGCAATTGGATCTTGTTTAAATGTAGAAGACGACAGCGGCGACATACTACCAAAACCAGAGTTGGCCGCAATGGATGGACGTTGTGCCGCACCATCATTTCCACTCTCAATCAAGTCAGTCTTAGGACGAGACGACAGCAGCGTAGGATTACCAAAGAACTGAAGATTTTTACGCATTGTGCGCACCAGTTCATCATGTAAACAAATCTGGCTAGAGAACTGATCAAATTCTCCAGAACCTTCCATTGAAAAACCCTTAGGGTTATTGAAGATCTCAACGCAAGGAATGTAACCTAACTTGTTTGGAAACTTATTTGTTTTACCGGGCACTGTTGTTGTGATGTTTTCAAACGACATCTCACCATCAGAATGAGTTTCTTCAATTTCTAATGGTTTGATCGATAGACGAATATATTTCTTTTTGCCAGGCGTTTCTTTTGGCGCATAACCACCACCAGTAAGTTGACCCATCTCAATGCCACCAAGGCCTGTATCGCCAACAGCATTGCCATTATTCTGTTTTACCTTATAGCTGTAAATGATGACAACTTCTTCTAGTTCACCATCGACGTTGTAATAACTGCGATACTCATAGTTACGAAAATAATAGAGACGATAATTATTTTCAGTAGGTCTAATGTAGAAAAGCCCCTTTCCATCACATAGAAAATAATCCCATATTGAATCAAGACGTGTATCTAGTTTGTTATATTTAGCAACTTTTTTGATAAAGTCACCGCGCTGTTGACCAAAGTTATCTTGTGACGGAAAAAATTCAACACCCTGACGGATGCCAAACAATTTCATCTGTGCAATATGAGACGAAACAATACCACTATCGACTTCAGCATCGCCATTGCGCTCGATATAAGCGTCAATAATTTCCTTCAGGCGATTACTTGCTTCAGCCACTAGTTTTTGCCCTTTTGTTTATACATCCTAGCAGCCTTGCCAGCCTTCTTAGCCTTCTCTGTGTTAGCTACAAACTGTTTACCTTGCCTAGAACCTGCGCGTTTTTTAGCATCAGTTTTGTCACGTTCTTCTGCCGACAACTTAGCCCAAGCTTTTTTGGGTAAGTATCGCTTTGTTGTGCCATCAGATTGGATTGCTTTGTCTGCCATGTTATGCCTCCGTTTCTAAACACTCAGGCCAAGTTTTAGTTTTAAAAAACTCATGGATGTCTCTACGCGCTTCTATGTTTTCTGGTTTAGCAAAAAACGGATTCTCATAGAGTCTTTGAACAGCTCCATGGTATTGAGAACAACTTATCATCCAGGCTAAAAGGTAAGTCATTTTTTATCCATGTATTTACCAGCAAGTTTGTCAAGTTTTTTAGCTTGCCCAGCGTGTGTTTTTGCGCTGCCTTTTAGTTGTTTTGAGATTTTTTGCAAATCTTTTTTAGCGTTTTTCATGACTTTTTCTCCTTGTATTTTTTAGCAGCACTAGCTGCTTTTTTACCTTTTTCGTATTGGTCTTTTGTTTGCCAGTCTTCTTTACCCCACTTTTTCAAATCTTTTTGTTTACTAGATTGTCCGCCTTTATAGCCCCCTCCTTTCTTTTTATATTCACTAGCAACAAGCTGTGCCTTACGTGCAGACCACTGACCAGGTTTACCTCCTTTACTACCGGCCATTACACGTTTTTTAATTGATTCGCGTAAGCCAGGTTTAGTATATTTTGAATTATCTTGTGCCATTACCGCATACCTCTCATTGCTTCTTCAATAGCTGCATTACGTTGTTGTGCAGAATTGCCAATAAAATCTAAAGCTTGGCCCATGCTTCTAGCTGTCCCATCTGGATTATTACCGTATAAACCAGATCCTCCAAGCGGTTGTGAATACATGCCAGAAGGCATAAAAGGACTTAATAAGGCATTGCCATACTCTTGAATGTAAGGCATTGTCCTATCAATATAATTACCAAGGAAATTAAATGGATTCATCAAACTCTTGGCATAGGAATTGGTACAAAAGGTGTTTGTTCTTCTTTTTTCTCTTCTCCTCTAAATGGCAAATAAGGACCATAACGATAAGGAGATTGGCCTCCAGGAATTGCACCATATGCTGCTGGCCTAAACCCACCGGCTAATAATTGAACACCACCATAATCTTGCCCTGGGGAGTAAGGCATTAGTACTGGGTTCATGGGACCACCGTAGTAAGGAAGCTTTTCTAAATTACCTGCTGCACCTGGAGTGTTAAAGCCGCCTTTGTAAATAGGAGGACGATTAAATCGAGAAAGATTATCAAGCAAAAACGTAGCTTGTCTTGCATTTTCCTGATCTGTAATCACGTCTTCCTGAAGAACGCCGCGATTTAAACGATCAAAATAACCTTTGAATGGATTAGTTGGATAAGCTTCTTGATCACTTAAAAAGCCACGCCCAGGGTAATAAGTCCTGGGAATTTCATCCATCACAATTGGTGGTCCTTCTTGTCTTGGCATAAACATTAGAATTGCCTCCTAGTATTTACATTGTCAAAGCCTGATCCTTTTCTGCCTGGCGATGCAAAATAAGAAGGACTTGCATTGCGTGGGACAGCAGCAGATTTAACATTACCCATTGTTCTCATACGTTCTCCAGTATGTTCTGGATCTTCATGCAATGGACCTGAATATTCAGTTGTAAAACCTTGTGTTGGATAGTCGGCACGTTGCTTGCCTTCCATCATTAGATTTAAATACTGCCCTGCTAAATCCATCAGAACACATGCTTATTTGCAAAGCCATTTCTTTGTGCCTCCGTCATATTACCTAAGGTACGAATAGCATCTAAACGGCCAAATTGATCCATTTGTTGTTGCGGACTAACAGGATTAAAACGGCTAAACGGAACCATGCGCATGAGAGCTGCTGGCCCTTCTTGCACTTGATGTCCTAAACCACCAGTGTTTCCTACGTTAGGATCACCGCCTGAGTATCGCATCTTATCAAAATAACTTTTATTATTTTACTCGTTTAATTTTGGATTTAATCTTTGTACGATAATGCCGTCACCTTTAAGATCCCAGGTAAGAAGATCATTGGTTTCCCATCCAAGTGTTTCAATGACTTCTTCTGGTAACGGCAGAATTAAATCACCGTTTCCATCTTCTTCTAACTCGATGTAATAGCTCATTTAGAAAGTAATCTTTCCACAAGTTTATCAAGCTTAGTATTTATTTCGTTAAACTCACTATTCATTTTTTCCATTTCACGTATGTAATCTTGTTTTAAAACATACTCAAGAGGCATACGATCAATACGATCTTCTAAGTGACGCATTCGCCCAAATACTTTACTAACAAACCAGCCTCCCCCTGAAACAGCTGCTATTCCTAATGCAACAACTTGTTCCATAACTAGTATGAATATTTTATGAGAATTTATTTCTATTTAAAAGTCTAATTGAAGTTTTCCGCGCTTCATCAAACCATTAACAAGCCAAACAAGCGCATCAACACAATCATCGTGGGAGCTAACACCAAAGTTAGTCAACTCTTCAAAGAGTGTTGTGAAGTTGCGGTAACGATTAAATACAATCTTTCGATCTTCAAACATACCCATAATTCCTCTAAAACGTGCCAATTTATCTGCACGGAAACCTTTAACAGGATGCCAAATTAAGTTATAAAGATTCTCTTGGTTAAGGCATACTCGTTTAAAGTCAGCTTCCAACGACGCCTGATATTGAACAGCTTCAGACCAAATATCACACGTCGAATACGTTGGAAACCAAATGCCATTCTCTTGTTTACCAATCACAGACCAGTCATGCAACAGCTCTTTCATTGCGTCTAGTTTTTCTAAGTTGCCCATCACCCTGAGACGCCTGTAGTCAATGATATGGATCTTGTCTCCGATCCGACCGCCTAGTACCATGACCGTGTAGTCGTTCTTTTCCTTAGTGCCAGCAGACAGGTCTACACCTACTCCTAAGCAATCAAACTCAGTTGCAATCTCTGCTTTAACCAATAGCTCTGGTGCCAAAGACAGCTCGTTCTGCCTAACAATTTGATTCATGTACTGAAACGAGAAAGCAATTGGTGCTTGCCGTTTCTTCTCTTTCAAGTAATCTAGCGACCACATTGCTGGCCAGTATGACTCTTCTTCGCCTGTCTCCTCGTTATTTAAGATCGCTGATAGGACAATCTGCGTCCAGTTATTATTTGGACAGAATGTCGTTGCATGAATATCGTCATGACGGAATCGCGTTCCCAAACAAATCGCACGGCCCCCTTCAAACATGGTTGGAGCGATCACCGCATTCCAGTTATCTTGCATCATCTTACGGATGTCTGGATTACCAATATCAGCGGCAGACTTCACAGGGTCATCAATAATAACTAGCTGTGAACGTTTAGATGTCACTGATCCTTTAAGACCTGCGGCACATAAAGTAAATTGTTCTTCACCAGTGGTATCAATACCTGCAAACTTATGGTCGATTGACCAATATTCATTGCTCGTAACATTCTTGAGCAACTTAACTGTAGGAAATACATCTTGGTATCGTTTAGATTCAATGATCCGTTTAATTGTTGCTGATTTGGATCTTGCAATATCAACTGTATAGCTGAGATAAAGAATCTGTAAGGGTTTTTTAGCTGCTGTATGAATACCAATAGCCCATGCAGTAAATAAACCCAGTACAGTTGATTTAGCTGAACCTCTGGGGCCAAGTAGATCAATATTAGGACCAGCAATTTTAAGAAGGCAAGAGCTATCTTCTTCTGTTACTAATTGACGATGCCAATCTTTATGATGTTCAGCTGGTGGTTTATCAGCTACATATTCACAAAAAAAACCAAAGTCTTCTCTGGCTTTTTCTAATAAATGTTCATCTTTACTTTTACGTACTCTGTGATTTGCAGCAGCAGCTTGTGCATTACGACGATACGCTAAATGAAGATGTGATGGCACTACTTCTTATCTTTATCTTTTTGAAGCTTAGCAGCTTTTACTGCCTTCTTGGCTTTATCCTTGTCTAGGCCCTGGTCCTTGGGGTCCTTCTTGTCTTCTTCCGGGTTGTTCTTCTTGTTCTTCTTCTGGAAGTACTCCAGGAGCTGGGGCGGCATTTTGTTCTTGGCCATTTAAATACTTACCGGCTATAGGTAATCCTGTCTGTGTATCCATATTAGGACTAGCAGATCCTTTGTTACCTAAAAGTTCTTGTAATGGTGTATGACCAGGAGACATTTTACGATTACGATTTAAATCATTAACCATATTGGTAACTGATCTAGCTGTAAATGGCACTTCTCCTGGTTGCATAATTAATCCTCTTCGTATTGAATTCTAGCCCAGACACTCATTGATGCTTCATGTAATGGTCCTTCAATAGGATCATCACGGAAAATAGAAATAATCTCACGCATTGCTCTGTCAGCACCAGCCATCAAGAGTCCTTTACGGTCACGCGAAGAAACAAAAGACTCAACCTGGGCGATAGTGGAACGCAATTCCTTTTGCATAGCAGCAATGCGAGCCACACCGGAATCACGCTTGACA